CTGGCCGGCAGGCGGCGGGGCGCGCTTCTCCTCTTCCCTGGTCCATCGCCTGGCCATCCCTGGCTCTTGCGACCACATCCACCTTCTCTGCTTCGGTGAGGCAAACGGCACGCCGCCAGCATAACGCAGGCGCGGCGCGCGCCCGTTTGTTTCATGAGCCCATCGGAAGCCGCCGACGGATCTCCCGCCAGACCATCCCGAGCGCGCGCCGCAGCTGCCGCCTGAACCTATCGCCGCTTGAACAGCCGGTCGACCTCGCGCCGCCGCACCACGCGCCGGCAGGCGAGGCACTCGACGGCCTTCCCCTCGATCGTCACCGGGTCAGCCGGGGACCAGGGGACACCGCAGGCGGGCTGCATCTGAGAGCCGGCGAGGTGGAGGACGCGGGGGCGGGCGTGGGGGGCGACCGGTGGGCGGGCGGGGCGGAGGAGATCGCGGATCAGGTCGAGCACGCCCATCAGATCCCGTCCCCGATCGTCGTCCACCCATCCCGGGGGCGGCGGGCGAAGAGCTCGCAGAAGGGCCCGCGCGAGAGGCGCTCGACCACGTCCCTGTAAAAGGCTTCAGGCTTGGCCGAATGGATCGCCTTCCCGCGATCGTCGACCGGGACGCTGGCGGAGAAGCGGCTGCGCACGCCCTTGTCGACCACCTTCACCCGCCCGCGCGTGGCCAGGATGGCCGTCTCGTGACTCGCCCGGGTGAACCTGCCCATCCCAAACCAGGGGAGACCGTTCCGCGCCGTCGTCTTGTTCCAGACGACCTCGGCCTTCGGGACAAAGCCCCAGGCGCGGACCACCTGGTACGCCTCCTCGACCATCGACGAGAGCCGCCAGAGGAACAGGAGGGAGTCATCCGCGATGGGCGGGAGCTTGAGCGCGCAGATCTCCTCGACGCTCATGGTGCGGTAGTTCTTGCCCGAGCCGCGGGACTTGCCGGGGAGCTGATCGGATAGCCGCCAGGGCGGATCGGCCGAGAGGACCCGGAACGGCTCGCTCACAGGACGATCACCAGTCCGACTGCCGCCGAGATGCACCCGATGACAGTAGCCGCGTGGGCATGGAACACGCCCCCGAAAACACAACCGGCGAGGCCGACGGTGACGAGCCCGAGCCCGATGATCCTGTATTGGAACCCGGTCATTGCTCCTCCGGTTCTTCGTCTGTGTCGCTCCCGAATGCCGCGGTCCATTCTTCCGGCGTCATCCCCGAGATCAGGAACTCGCGGTCGTCGGCGGACAGGTTCGGCGCCACGTCTTGGATGAAGGCTCCGTCCCTCCAGCGGGCGAGCTGGTCTTCGGTGATGTCGATCTCGCGGGTGTGCTCGATGCCAGTCATCTTCGAGACCTTGGTGATCTTCATGGCGTCTCCGTCGCGACGAATTTCCCAGGGTGGGCGACGATGACCGAGACGTCAGACTTGGCCGCTACGGAGCCCATCACGCTCTCGCCTCCTCTGCAAACGCCCGCCCCTGCACCAGGATACGCATGACCACCTCGCCGGCCTCAGCGTCTCGGCAGGGGGCGCACCCACACGGCAGCCCCTTGGCCCTCCCGTAGAGCTCCCAGGCAGCGTGGATAACAGAGACGCTGTGGAGGACCATCCAGCAAGCGATAGCCTCGGCACGAGGGTCGGTGGGAGGGATGAATTGGGTGACGGCGGAGAGGGCGTCAGCGAAGGGAAGAGGGGCTTGAGCGCTCATGAAGTCGGAAGCCCCAGCGCCTGCTTCAGCGCGTTCGCGAGCTTCTGCTTGACGCTGGCATCCAGCATGCCCTTAAGTTCCTTCTGGGCAGCCGCGATGTCGGCCGCGAAGTTCTTTGTGATGGCGGCGCTGATCGCCTCCTTGATGACCTTCGTCGCGAACGGTTCGCGGTTGCTGCCGTAGGAATCGCCCGACGGCTTGGTGAGCAGGTCGGTCATCAGGTCGCGAAGCGTGCGGACTCGCGTCGTGCGCCCGTATCCGTCGGTCTCGGTCCAGCCATCCGCGATGATGGCTTCTGCCTGTGCGCGCAGCTTGTCGGCAATGACCTCGTTTGCGGCTGCAGAGACCGCGGTCTCGATGGTCTCGTCCATCTTCTTCTCGATCTGCTCCTGGACCTTGCGATGCACGATAGCGGTGACCCACTCGTCCAGCTCGCCCAGGTCCTCGATCTCGATCTTGATTGCGCTCTTCATTTTCTAGATTGCTCCGTCGTTGATGAGTCCCATTTCTTCTGCGGCTCGCTTCGCCTCGCGCTGCGCCTCGGACTTTGTGGCACCGACGACGGTCGCATAGACCACGCCGCCCACGAGAACTTCTCCGTAGAATCCTCCCTCGGGCGTCGCGGAGCCGACCAGTGCCGCCCGAACCCTAATCGTCACGCGGCCCATCAGCGCACCTCCCCCGTCACCACGCCGTCCGTCTTCGGAGCCACCTCGGGCGTCACGTCCGCGTCAGCATCGGGAGCGCGGACGACCGTCGTGACCATCTCCCCGACGTCGTCCCCCGAGTCGACAACCCCCGCGAACTCGGGAGGGGCGTCATGCTTGAGAGCCTGGACCGTGACGTGGGTGGAGCTAGCCGAGAGCTGGCCCACCACCTCGACCTCCACCGGTCGGGGAGCCGTGGCGCAGCCGGTGCTCGCCCCCAGGACCGCCAGCGCCAGCGCGCAGAGCAGCGACAGCGCCCCGGGACGGGGAAGATGCGCCATCGGGACGAACGCCTCAACCTGCGTCGGCTCCGTCTCGTAGGCGGGGATCGGCTCGGGGACACCCGCCTCGCGCCGAAGCTGCTCGGCCGCCACCAGCGCGATCTCCGCATCCGCGCAGCGCGGGCAGAATGCGGGGCCGCCCATCTCCTCCCAGCGCGCCCGCTCGCCGCAGGCGCAGCGCTCGACGCTGGAGACCACCAGGAGGAGCCAGGGGGCCCGGGGGTGGCGGACGCCGAAGCCGTGGGTCCCCTGAATCTCGATCTCGTAGAGGTCGGCCAGGAGGTTGATGGCCCACTCGGGCGCGGCGGAGGCCTGGAGGGTCCAGAGGGGGTAGGAGGGCGGAAGCTCGGTCGTCATGGTCGGGGTCCTTGGTTCGGAGGTGGATAGTACGCGGAGCGATGGGCCGGCGCGCGCGAGTCAATCGGCCGCGCGCCGGGGTGCTGCTTAGCGCTGCGATTCGATCGCTACCGATATGTTGGCCAGCGCCCCCTCGAGTGCCCTGTCCTCGTCCGCGGCGAGCTCCGCGATTGCCGCCACCAAGCGCTCCGCGCGCTGGCCAAAAGCGATCAGGTGAGCGCGAGTCGGACCCGTGACGGCGGCGTGGAAATCGCCGTGCAGGTATCCCTCATGATTTACAGCGAGAGCGAGATCGGTGCAGCCGTCGTATTCGTCTCGCTCGGCGCGGCCAGTCCCAAATGACCAGCAGTCCCGTGCGCCGACGTTGGAACGCACGTCGCGATACTCCAGCGTCCAGCCGTCCACGGTGACGTTGACCTCGCCAGGGCGCGCCCCGGCAGTCTCCAGCGCGTCAGTCAGCTCACGCACGGCGGCGTGGAGACGGTCGGTGCGCACGGTGCGCGAGGCGGATAGCTTGGCCAGTTTCTCGATCGGATTGAGAGTCGAATTGGTCATTGGAGTCTCCTGTTTCCTGGTTATCGGGACGCCACCGTGGCGACCCATGCCCCTGTCTATTGCAACGGTCGGGGTCCCTTTGGGCTCGGATGTGGATAGTACGCGGGTGGGGTCTAGTCCTGGGAGTCGCGCGCGGCCGAACTGATCGAGCCGAGCGCCCGAGCGCCATCGTCGTCGATCGAGTCCTCCTCGGACGCCCAGAACAGCGTGCGGTCTCCGCCGTCGCTCAGGTCGCCGTCATGGCCGATCTCGACGTCAGCGCCGACAAGTCCGCGGACGTAGTCGAGAGCGTCCTGGTAGCTGCCCTCGATCGTCTCCTTGCGTCCGTTTGAGAAGGCGATCGTGTAGGTGTCGTGGGTGGCTGAAATCGTCTCGGTCTTTGTGGTGTTGGTCATGGTCGGTGTCCTTCTCTCCTCGATCGGCTTGTTGGTGGCGGCGTCGCTCTCCGGGCAGCCGGGCCGGTGGTACCTGGTCCCGCAGCAGTCCGGGCAGAAGCCCGCGACGACCCCGCAGGCGCTGCAGGTCCCGTCCTTGTCGACCGTTCCCGCGGCGTAGCAGTCCTCGTCGTTGGCGTGGTTGACCGGCGCGCAGATCGCGCAGCTGCCCGGGACATCGCAGGCGCACTCGGCCCGGCGCTTCCAGCCCAGGATCGTGGCGCGGGCCTCGGCGATCGCCTGCTCGGCCGTGTCGCCCGCGCCCAGGATGTCGTCGTGCAGCCAGACCGCGTAGAGCATCGGCGCCTCGTCGTCCCGCGAGAGGTACATCGCGCCCGCCGACTTCGTGATCTTTTCCATGGCTATGCAGCCTCCTTGAGCAGCCCCGCCTTGTCGGCGGAGGGGTTGATGTAGATCCGGATCCCGCAGTCCTTTCCGCAGAAGATGTAGTGAACCACCACCGCCCAGCCGGCCGGGATCGTGACCGTGGAGTTCGCCACGTTCGACCAGGGGATCCCGCAGGCGACCGTCGGCCACTGCTTGGTGCCCGTGGCGAGCTCGTACGCGGTGGCGTACTCGCGGCTGCCGCCGTCCCAGTAATCGGCCAGCGTGTACGTCTCGCGGACCTCGACCTTGACCTTGCGGCCGCGGTAGCCCGGGTAGCAGGCCAGCGCGATCTGCTTGGCCAGGTTCATCTTCGACCCCTTGTTCGTCTGCGTTTGCATGCTGACGGGTATTGCAGGTGTCGGTCCAACCCCTAAGTCCGCAGAACGCGCGGGCCTCTGCCGCGACGCGGACCGCCCCGTCTCAGTTTTCTGTGGGGGGTCCGCGTAAGTCCGCATTGCGCGCGGCTCAGTTTTCTGAGGCCGCACCGCTCCATCTATCAATTTTCTGAGGACTTTCGCGGGCAAGACCGCGCCGATCCGGGCTCGGCCTCCTGGCACAACACTCGCAATAGATCCGGGCATGCACACGACGACAAAGAGCGGGACCCGGGACAAGCAGGCGGTCCTCGACGCCTCCGGCAACATCATCGGACACACCTGGCGGGTGCCCTCGGGCGGCTTCCGCGGCAAGCGGATCGGTGGCTACACCCAGCCGTTCAAGAAGCTCGACCGCGCGGACGCGGAGCGCTGGGTCCACCTCTCGCACTGGAACGCCACCCACTCGGCGGTGGCCGCGTGAGGCTCCCCGAGATCAGCCGGGACGCGGAGAACGTCCTCCTGGGCACCGGCCCCTGCGCATCCTTCTGCCGCGCCTGCGACGAGCTCGACGCCGCAGGCTACACCGTCGCTGCCGATGGTGAGATCACCGAACTCGGTCGCGCCAAGATCACGGACATCAAGCTGACCCGCCAAGCGGCGGACCTAACCCGATAGCCAGGAGATCGCGATGCCCACGACGACGCAAAGGAAGACGGAGGGGAAGTTACCGCGCCACAAGGTCGAGACGATAGACCGCGCCCAGCGCCAGAGTCGCCGCGTTGCCGAATGCTCGACCGCATTAGACTTTGTTCGTGCGGCAGAGACGGAGATTCTCAAACATCACAACCGAAGCGCTGCGCCGGATAGCTCCACGCTCGCGTCCCTCCGTACGACCGTGCGCTTGCTCGAAATGGAGTTGATAGATGCTCGCCGATTAGAGGAAGCCGCGAATGAGTATGCGGAAGCGGCAATCGCCGCGTTGCCATGATTCCCCAGCTCTTCGTCCAAGATCGCCTGAAAGGAACCGACCCCATGCCCACGACCAAGAACATGCTCCTCCAGGACACCGTCGCCCGCCCGTTGAGCGCCGGCTACTGGGCCCTCATGAACAAGCAGGAGACCGGCACCTCCAGTTCGGCGATCACGTACAAGTCCCTGGAGGCCATCTGCGCCGCTTGGGATGTCAGGATCGGGGAGAAAGGCGAGGACGAGTACGGCGCGTTCGTTCGCGTCCTCCGCGCGACGCCCGCCAATTCCCCCAACGTCAGCGCCTACCTCGGCCTTGAGCGGCTGGCGGAGGAGGCCGAGGGGCAGCCGTCCGCCGATCTGCGCCGCCGCCTCTACATCGCATGGCGCGAACTCACCGCCGAGGAAGTGGCCTGGATCCGGTCCCGCCGCACGGCCGATGGCGCGAACCATTTCCAGGACGCGGCCCGCCGCAAGAAGGTGCTCAAGCTCCTGGCCTTCGTCCCGATGGCGGGGAGCGGGGCGGAGAACGAGATCACCGCCGCGTGGCTCGCACGGATGTCGGTGCCCGAGCGGGGGATCTTCGCCAAGGTCGCTGGGTGCAACGCCCCGTCGGAGACGACCTGGGGCCAGCTGATCGAGGCGGTGAAGGCGAGGAAGACGCTCGACGAGGCCGAGAAGCTCGCCCGGGAGATCATCCGATGAGCGCGCTGGTCTGCGTCGTCGATGGGGATCGCTGCCAGCCTCACGAACTTGGAGAGATCGAGCCCGAGGAGAAGTGTCCCGGATTTTGCGACGCCCCCGCGTGCCGCGAGGAGATTTCGGCCGAATCGTCGCGGTCCGAGGAGTCCTTCTGCGCCGGCCACCTCGCGCTCGACGAAGCCGGGGCGGACGCCGAGGAGATGGCCGCCGCCGCGAACAAGGCGAGCATGTATGGGGTGACGCTGGCGCGGCTCCTGCGGGAGGCGGTCAGGATGGTGCCGACGCATCCGGAGGTCGACCGGGTCGGCTAGCGCGCGCCGCCTTTCGGCACGTTCGGCAGGTGACCAAGCTCCCCTGGAGCGCCCAGATCATGCCCTTCAGGCGGCGCCGGCCGCAGGCGAAGCGACCCCCGATCCTCGCGGCCGCCAGGTGGATCGTGCCGAGCTTGGCGACCCAGTTGCCGGGGCCGCGCGTGGCCTTCTGGTGGCGGGCGTAGTCGCGGCAGGTGGTGCAGCGGCGCGGGTCGTGGCGGGTGCGGGTCATGATCGAATGGGTGTCGGCCGCTCGCGCAGGCGCAGGTCGACCGGGAACTCCTCGATGTCGCCACCATGCTTGCGGTCCTTGAGCTGCACCAGCTGGCCGCCCGATCTCGGGAAGCGTCCCAGTTGCTTCACGAACGGGGAAACGTCGTATCGACGAGCGCTGGCCACCATCGCGCGCAGGTTCGACAGTTCCGTCTCCCGCGCGCCTCCGCCGCTCTCCCCGCCGCCGATCACCCACTGGATCCCGCCGGGCCCGAGCACCTCGTCCCAGTCGACGACCTCGAGCGCGGGCTCGTAGGATATGAACCGCGTGACGGCGCGGACCTCGCGCAGGCGCCGCGCGCGCAGCTTGGCGAACTTGTCGTTCTCCCCCGTCGCACCGATCCAGACGTTGGGCCACGGCTCCGACCCGTCGATCATCCACGGGAGCATCCGCGGCGCGTTCTCCGGCCGCTTCGTGAGCAGCAGGTAGCAGAGGTGGCGCGTGTCGCGGATCAGGTCGAACAGCCGCGCTCGATGCGGCACCAGGTCGTCGCGCGCCTCGAAGACGTCGGCGAACGACGCGCAGAACACGAAGCGGATGACGCCCGCCTCGGCCGCCTTTCGATCCCACTTCCCCAGATCGGTCCAGTGCTTGTCGGCGAAGAACCGGCGGGGCGCGTCCTTCCCCCAGATCTTGAACCCGGTGAACTTGGAGAACTCGCGCGCGTAGCAGTGGTCGCAGGCTGGAGAGACTTCGACGCAACCTTGCCAGGGGTTGAATGTGTGGTCCGTCCAGGAGATCCCGGTTTTCTCGCCCATCAGACCGGCCTCACGTCGAGCATCGGGCAGGCGGCCCCACAGGGCGCGAGGCGGCCCTTTTTGAAGACGCAGCCGATCCCGTCGCAGCTATTGCAGCCGCCGGGCCGGTCTTCGCAGACCGGGCATGGCTCGAGTGCGAACCCGTGGGTGTCGATCATGTGGGAGAGGCGGGCGAGCTGCTGGGCCTCGGTGCCTATGCCGAGCGACTCAGCCACGGTCCACGCCGTCCTCGTTGTCGAACTTCCGGATCGCCTTCAGCGCCGCCTGCGCGTACCGAAAGATGTCGTGGATCCGCGTGTATTCCCCGTCGGTCCTCGGCTTGGCGATCCCCTGGTAGAAGCACGCCTCGGCGACGACGGCGTCACGGATCGCCACCAGCAGCTGCGGATCCTCCCGGCTGTCGGTCTCTGGGTTCCCCGGGCAGCCGCGCGTCTGGCACCTGGCCGGCGCGGGGTCGCCGGGGCGGATCCACTTCCCGTGCTCGCAGAACTCGCAGCGCTCAGCCACGACGAGACTCCTTGTCGATGCGGGCGAGCAGGGTCTCGGAGGCCGTCACGGCTTGTCTCTCACTGAGCGTTCCGAAGTCCCCGCCGGCGAATGCGCGCAGCATGAGGGTCACCAAGCGGAGATGTTCGGCAAGCTCTGGCGCTGCGGCGGTAATAGCGCGGATGGCCGGTGGCCAGGGATCGTTCGACATCGTGGGGCCAACCATCTCCCCGTGCGCGTCGAGGAGTATCCATTCGCCGCCTTCCTCTTCCCATCGCCATGGTCCCTGGCGTGGTTCCCACCCGTCAGCCACCGATCCCTCCCTCCACGCGCCGCCGCGCGTCCTGCCCGAACCGCTCCTCGATCCGCTGAAGGATCTCCTCCTCCGTCCTATGAGGGAAACCGAAGGTCGTCCCCAGCCCGGGGACGTCGACCACCACCTGGCCGGTCCCGTGCACGACGCCCCAGCTCGAGCGAACGAGGGGCCAGCCCGCGCGCAGCGCCAGCCAGCAGGCGTAGGCGCGGTCTCGGCGGGTCATCCGGGCGGCGCCGGCGCGCGTCTCGGGATCGGGCGGGCTCGTCTCCATCCCCGCCGATACTACGCGGAGGGCGGGGATGGACGGGCGGTCTACTTCTTCTCGACCTCGGCCGCCTCGCGGCGCTCGAGCATGGCGGCGGCGCCGGCCTCGGTCTCTTCCTTCAGGCGGCGCTCGGCGTCCTCCTTGGCCTTCTGCTCGGCCTCGGCGCGCGCCTTCTCGGCCGCGTCGCGCTCCGCCGCCTCGCGCCCCAAGCGGTCCTCGCGGGCGTCGAGACCAGCGACCAGCAGCGGGCCGAATAGCGCGGCGGCCTCCGGGACGTCCGCCGCAGCTGCCTCGACCAGCTTGGCCTTCGGGCCGGTGAATACTTTGGTCCGCGCGTGATCGAAGGTGAACCAGGTCCCCTCCGACTGCCCGGCCAGCCGCGCCATGATCCCGTCGTTCTCGTCCCCGGCGAAGGCATAGCAAACGACCGCCCGCACGCCGACGTGGGTGCTGACGATCAGGGACTCCGTGACGAGCCACTTCGCCACCGGAGCGGCGTCCTCGGCCTTGGCGAACAGCCCAGGGACGTGGGAGTGCGTGACGGTGGATATCCCCTGCTTGCCCGAGATCGTCTTGAGCGGCCCCTGCCAGTGCGGATAGACCTCGTTCACGAACGCCTCGGCGAACGGCTTACGGGCGAGCTCCGCGGCGCGCGCGGCGGCGCCTGCAGTGGCCTCGGGGGTGCTTGCGGTCCTCTTGGCGAACTCGTCGAACGACATGGGCGTCTCCTCTACGTCGGGTTTCCGCTGTCGAGCATCTGCGCTCGGCCCTCAGGCGTCAACGGTTCCACGTCCGCCACCGGCACCAGCGTCACGCGATCGGTCCCGTCGATCTCGATCTCGGCCAGCGTCGGCACCCCGGCGGACCGGCTCAGGCGACCGACCAGGTGCCCCTTCACCCCGACGCGGGCGGGCCCCAGCGTGACGACCGCCATCACCGGAGAGCGCCGCAGCTGGATCGGCGGGGGCGTCACCGGCGCGTGTGCTTGGCCCCGGCCATGAGCGCCGGGTCACAGGAGTCCATCGCCGGGCAGCTGGGCGCCGCCGCGATGCAGTTGGAGAACCGCTGGTCGTTCACGCTCAGACAGAGGGCGAGGAAGCCCTGCTGGTCGGCGCAGCCCAGCTGCTGCCGGTGGCTGTTCGCCGGGCCGCAGTTGACGGCCGCTGGCGGGGGCGGCGCGGCGTCGGCGTCCGGCGGGTTCACCACCGGCGGCTTGGACGGTGGGCAGGCCAGGACGGCGCCGAGGACGACGGTCCCGGCAATGCCGAGGAGGATCCGTTGGAGGAAGCCGCGCATCAGGTCGCGGCCGGCGGGTCGGTGTTGACCTTGGAGTCGGCCTGGCTCCCGCCGTGGTCATGCGGCCCGGCGATCTTGCATCCCACCTCGGGACAGCTCGGCTGCTGTTGCTCCGGCTGATCCGGCGGGCGCCGCGGGCGCAGGAGCGCGTCGCAGACCTCGCTCACGCCCTGGACGAACTCGCCCAACTGCTTGACCGGGAAGGTGACCGCGTGGCCCTTCCCCGCCACCAGAAGCCGCAGGGCGACCGTGGCTTCGCCCGGGTCCTCCTCAGCTGCCGCCAGGACGGTCACCCCGAGCTCGACCCCGGCGTCGTTGACCGCCTGGACCCAGCCAGCACCGGCGCGCTCATTGACGTTCTTCGTCACCTTGAGCGCGTGGTCGTCCTCGTTCCCGGTCCCCTCGCGGAGCCGATGCGCCTTCTCCCGCCGCGCCTGCTGGGCGGCCGCCGCGGTGGCCGGGTCCGAGCTCGACGCGGGGTCCGAGACCGCGTTCAGGTCCGCTTCGAGTGAGGCGAGGTCGAACTTGCTCGGGGCCTCGGTCGAGGAGCACCACTCGTCCGAGAGCAGCGCGTAACCCTCGTCGCAGTAGGCGTTCCAGAACGCCCACGACATCTTGTAGATCTCGCCCCAGCTGACGAAGTAGACCCAGTCGGCGTCGTATCCGAGCACCCAGACGGCATGGCCGCCCCAGCTTCCCGGCTCCAGGCTCCCCTGGTCGCCGCCGGCGGGGATCGTCCAGGTCGTCCCCTGGTTCTCCGCGAACTCCGGGAGCTGCAGCCCGATGTAGCAGCCGCCGAACAGGAAGACCGACTGCTGGACGTGGACCCGGTCCTTCGGGTCGAGCGCGACGAAGGCGCGGATCTTGACCCCGCCCAAACCGACGGTCCGGAAGTAGTTCAGGACGACGATCTCGACGCCGCCCTGGTCGGTGCTCGGATCGCCGACGACGTAGCCGGTCGACCCCGAATAGAACGCGACGACCTGGTCGTTGGTGACCGTCACCTCGGGGCCGTTGTTCGCCGTCCAGGTCTGCCGCGCGTGGCCGCAGGCGGCAGCCGTGCAGTCCCCGAGCGTGTCGTTGTCCATCATCCCCCACTGGGGAACGGCGGCCTTCGACCAGTCGACCGACGCCGGCGGGGGAGCGATCGAGGTGGGCAGATAGCGCGCGAGCCGCAGCGTGCGCGGGTCGTGCTTGGGCGGCTTCTTCCCCATGCACCGGCGGCGCGCCGGCGGCGGGGAGGTCGGCGTCCCGTCGTTGCCCGGCGGGGGGGCGTCCGGGATCGGGTCCGGCGCTGCGGACTGGACCTGCGGCATGTCGCCGCCGATCGGCTCGATCGGGCCGGACCCCTCGTTCGTCTCTTCCTCGGTGCTCATCGCGCCGCCAGCCATTCGCGCCCCGATCGGCAGACGCATCCGCTCGGCGGAGCCAGCGCCTCACCGCCGCAGGTCCGCTCGCAGCGGGCGAGGGCGGCGCCTGGGCTCTCGCCCGCATAGGCGAATGCTCGCCCCGCCGGCACCCGTGGGGCACCTCCGGCGGGGCTCTTTTTTTGGTAGTCCTTGGCGGCCGTCGGTCCCGTCTTCTGCGTCGGGTCGCCCGGCGACCGGCAAGCGCTCGGCCCGCGCGCGGCGGCGGCCTTCAGCTCCTTCGCGTGAGCGGCCTTGAACTTCGTCGCGGCGGCGCCGGTCGCCCCGCCCTGCGTCTCGAAGTAGTTCACCAGGCAGGGGATGGCTCCGCCCACGTCGTTGGCCAGCATCGCCAGGAGGTCCGTCTCCCCGAGCGGGTTGCCGTCCGCGATCTCGACGAGGTCTCCGAAGACCTCGGTCGCAGCCGCCCAACTGACGGCATTCGATCCGCATGCCTTGAGCGCGGGCCAGATGTCGGCGGGGAACTTTCCAGCGCAGCCTGGGACGGCCATCGAGACGGAGAGAAGGGCGAGCAGAAATGGCATGGCGAGGCGTTTCATCGGGTTCCTCCGTCGATCGGTTTCTTCGTCATCGTGCTTGGGTTGTCCCCGTTGTCGTCGGGGAAAGGCGCGCAGGCCGGGTTCTGGTTCGTCGGGCACTCGCAGCTATTCGGGTCCTGGCAGGGCTTCTGGAATATCGCGCACGACCCCAGCCCCATGGCGCCGAGCACCACCAGGAAAGCCAGCGGGTGGTTGCGCTTCATGGGGCCGAGGATAGGCGCGGGCGCGGGCGCGGCGCAAGGGGAGAGCGTCAGCCGATCGCCGAGGCCAGGGGGGAGCCGTCGTCGTGCTCGATGAACTCGACGTCCTCGGCGATCTTCTTCGCCTCGCGGTTCTCGCCTGCCCGTACCTCGATCTGCCGGACGCGCTCCCGCGTCAGATTGACCAGCGCCCCGACCTCTTCGAGCGTGTGCGATCCGCGGTCGGCGACGTCGAGCGAGCAGGTCTCCGCCATCTCCCAGACCTCGAGGTGCGGGAAGTTGAGCTTGATGGAGCCGGTCTCCGGATTCACCTCCAGGTACAGGTGCGCCTTGCACCTCACCCAGGGACAGGGACGGCCGGTATCCTGCTGGCATTCGGCGCGCGTGAGAGGTTTCTCGATCTCGCTGGGGATCTCGATCTCTTCGCCGACGCGTTTCTCATCGCGCGTCAGGCGGTAGGGCGAACGGATGGTGCGTGCGCGGTGCCGGTCCTTGATCTCAGAGACGCGGACCAGCCGCTCCTCCGGCGGCGGCTCGGGTAGCTGCGGGGCCGGCGGCGGCTCGGGTGCCTCCGGCGTCATCGCGGCGATCGCGTCCAGGTCCTCGCGGTCCCAGGTTGGCAGCACCACGATCGGAGTCGGCGGCTCTTGTTCCCTCACCGGCAGCGGCGCGCGCGGCGGCGGCGCCGGCGTCAGCCCGATCCGCACGCACGCGGCGGCGATGTCCTGCAGGCGCGCGGCGGCCAGATCGCTCTCGTCGAGGTCGCAGCCGTTGATGTTGTGGCCCGCCTGCCCACAGCGCCGGCAGTGCCGCCGGCCCCGCCCGCGGCCGACGCTGGTGCGCCCAGATTGGTCAGAACGGGTAAAGTCCGCTGGCTCTTCCTCAATGTTCTCGGGCTCTTGTCGGTGCTCCCCGATAAGCGTGGGCGGCTTTGGGGGAATGTCCGGCCGCTGCACGGGCGGCGGTACCGGCGCCGAGGTCGGGTTGGCGGTCTCCGCCTGACGCAGCCGCGCGGTCGTCGCATCGAGCAGCTGGTAGACGTCGAAGCGCTTGATCTGCAGGTCCCAGGCGATGGCGCCCGGGTCGTAGCCCTGGGCGACCAGCAGCGCCACCGAGCGCGCCCGGTCATCGAGCAGGGGGAAGTGGACGGCAAGGCGGCGGAACTCCGCGATCCGCGCCTCGTGTGTCGTGTTCGGTGCTGCGGGCGGGACCGGGGGCCCGGGCTGCGGTTCCTCCTTGTTCGGATTCTCCGCAGAATCCCCGCCGCCGCCGCCGCGATTGGGGCAAGTTCGACGGTCGTGACCAAGCTCCCCGCAGACGGTGCAGCGGCGCGGGCCGCGCCGCCTGGGCGCGTCCGGCGCTGCAAGACCTGCCGGGGCGCCCTCGACGTCACCAGCGAGCCCGCCGGCTGTCTCTGCAGCCCCCTCTGCTCCTTCGCCTTCTGCTGGCGTTGCCGGTGCGTCTGGTGGCGGGGGCGCTGCGCCCGGCAGCTCGCCGAGGACCTGGGGTTCGACCGGCGGATTCGCCCCGATCTCTGAGCGGTGGCGGCGCGCATTGTGCCCGGACTCACCGCAGACGCCGCAGATCTTCTGCCTGGGCGGCGGCGGCGTGACTCTCTTGGGCCGTTTTACTCGGCGGACCGGCTTCTTTCGGGTAGGCGTCGCGCGCCTGGCTCGCTTCCGGCCGAAGATGCTCTTCAGCGCTGCCCGGACCTGCTCGGCGATCGAAGGCGGCTTCCTCGCCATGGCGGGATCATCCTACGTGAACGAGGTGGGGCGACGACACCGAAGATCGTGCATCCCGGCCGGGCGGCCCACTCCCCTTGCGCGCCCGACCGGGAATCTGCCTGGATCAAGGGGCGGTGGCTTCGTCCTCCTCTTCGTTCTCGATCTCGCGACTCTCGCTCTTCTTCTCGGGCTCCTTCTCGGCGCGCGGAACGCTGGCAAGCGCCGGCTTGTCCTTGCGCGCGGCGGCGATCGCCTCGCCCGGCGTCAGCGGACGCTTCTCCCCCTTCGGCAACGTCGGCAGTTCCGGGCTGCGATCGGCGTCGGTCATGGTCCGCGACTCGACAATCGCGCGCGTGTCGATCCGAAGGACCCGGACCTCGCGACGGGCGTAGTCGCGCTCCTCGATGCAGGCAACCTCGCGGTCCTCGGTCTGGCTCTGGACGTCGTCGTGGAGCTTCCCCTTCTCGGCCTGGAGCTCGCGCACGCGAGTCTTGAACGGCTCCATCTTCTCCTGCTCGACCTTGATCTCCTCGTCGATGTCGAAGCAGCGGTCGCGCTTCTCCTGGGTGCGCTTGGCGTTGATCGGGACCGGCAGCATGCGCTTGAAGCGCTCGCCGACCTCCACATTGCCGCCCTGCTTGGTCTTCCCCTTCCTGGGTGGTGCCTTGGCCATTCCTAGCTCCTCTCCTTGGTGGTCTTCTCTTCGAGCTTCTCTCGGATCTTCTCGCCGAACTTCCGGGCGATGAGCTTGCCGAGCTCGCGCCCGGCGTTGATCAGCTGGCGCTGGTGAGCGGACGGCGGAAGGTCCTCGGTCACCTGGACCACCGCGCCGTAGTGGAGGTAGACGCAGGCGATGTCGCCGGGGATCACCCCCGCTTCTTCCGTCCGCTTCTCCATCGCCTGGAGCGTCGTGGTGGTCTCGATCAGCGCCTGACCGATCAGGTGCAACAGCGCCTTGTCCTCCACTCCCTCGAAGAAGGGGCAGACGTTTCGTGTCTCGGCGACCAGTTCCCTAGCGTCGTACTCGTCTAGCTTCACGGGAGCCGATACTACGCGGGTCCCGGCGCGGTCAGGCGGCCATTCGCGCACCGATGCTGTCGAGGAAGTCCGCGAAGAGGTCGGCGTAGTCGGCCCCGGCGCCGAAGACCTCCTGCTCGTAGGCCCCGAGGTCGGGGACCCGCACCCGCTGCACCAGTGTCACCCAGTTGGGATCGTTCTTGAGATCTGCGGAGAAGTCGTCCTGCGCCCAGGGGGTGGCAAAGGCCATGGCCCGAGCGGCGTCGCCGTCGAGGCGGGAGAGCCATGTGCCCCGCCCGAACTTGGTGATCTTGTGGCGGTTCGCCTCCTTCTCGGTGTTCTTCTGGGTGCAGACGTCGTCGAAGATCACCACGTCGGCGCGGCCGCCGATGCCCTCCGTGAGGACTCCCCGTGCGTGCAGCGTCGGGTCGACGGCGTTCCCCTCGCGCGCCACGAAGGCCTCCGTCGTATCCCACTTCTGCCCGGGCCGGACGTGCGGGAAGACGCTCCGGTACTCGTAGGACTCGATCATGGCCTTGACGGCGGCCAGCCGGAGCTTCGCGTTACCGTCGCCGGCGCAGACGATCTTGAGGCGGTTCTGGACGTTCTGACCGATCAGGTAGGCGGCCATCGGGATCGCGAGCGAGCTCGTCTTTCCCGAGTTGAACGGCGCCATGATCATCGCGTGCTTCCCCCGGCTCCAGGCGTAGTTGACGTGCCAGATCCAGCAGCGGTGGAGGTAGTGGAGCTGGATCCGGTTGCCGTCCTCGTCCCGCCCGCAGAGCTCGATGAAGTCGGCCAGGCTCTCGCGCGCGCGGAGGACCGACAGCCGATAGGCGGCGCGCGCCTGGTTGACGAGGACCTGGTGGCGTTGGGCGACGGCCGCGGAGCGCATCCCGGCCGCCCATGATAGCCGAGCCGCGCGTAGTATCGCCGACGATGAGGATGGTCAGGCTATCAAGACGGGCCCCAGGGGTGGCGCAGCTCTCCGTCTTCCTGCGTGCGCAGCCGGGGGGCGCCGAGCGCCAGGTCATGCTCGACATCGAGAGCGCGCCGGGTCGGCTCTCGATCGGCTGCTGGGCGCGAACCAAGGGCGAGCCTGGCTACCATTGCTGGCCCGGTCCCCATCTCGAAGAGGACTTCTTCAGCCCGACCGAGCGAGCGATCTTGATCGCCGGGACCACCGAGGTCGCCAGCTGCTGCGCGGGCGAGCTGATGAGCGCCGATCTCAGCGTGCGGATCCTCGAGACCCTCTCCCTCGTCCTCAGCTGGCTGGCCAATGGCTACTCGGAGCCAGCGCGGGCTGCCGCCTAACCGCGCCGGTGATACCCTCGGCCGATGATCGACCCCGGCTGGGCAAAGGGAATCGACGTCAGCCACTGGGACCGTGTCCGGGACTTCACCGCGATCCCCGTCGACATCGTCATGTTCGGCGCCAAGGCGACGGAGGACGCGGGCGTTGTCGACGGCGCGCTGCAGTTCCACCGAGACGGCGCCCGGGCCCGCGGCTTCGATCTGGTCTGCTACTACCACGTGGCCCGCGCCGGTGACCCCGCCGCGCAGGCGCAGCACGCCGCCGACGTCATCGGGCCGCTCGCCCCCAACGAGTGCCTCGTGCTCGACTGCGAGCGCAGCAGCGGCGTCGACGCGGCCTTTGTCGAGGGGTTCTACGCCGAGACCGAGAGGCTCGGGCTCGGGCGCCCGTTCGACCTCTGGTACGGCAGCGTCGGCAGCTGGCCGCCCGGCCAGGACTGGAAGCGCGCGACGAGCGGGAAGGTCGCGCTCTGGGCTCCGCGCTATCGCAGTGGCGGCCAGCCGCCGCACCTGCCGGCGCCGTGGGCGGGCTGGGCGATCTGGCAGTGGACCGACGGCGGCCAGACCGGTGATCCCTACGGCTGCCGCGGCGTCGGCCCATGCGACGCGAACGTGTTCAACGGCTCGCGCGCGGCCCTCCAGGCGTTCGTCGCCGGTACCTAGCGACCGACCTTCGGCCGGATCATCACGGTCGCGTAGTCGTCGTTCGGGAAGTCGATCGATGCGCCAGCCTTGGTGGCCGTAGCCGTGGCGCGGTAGGTCCCGGGCATCGCCGAGTCGTTGGCCGCCCAGGCGTAGGTGAACGTCCCGGCGCGCGCGTTGAGGATGGTGATCGTTCCGGCGGTGCCGATCAGTACCCCGCCGCACCGTCCGCCGCCCATCATCCGGAAGGTGACTGTCCAGCCGGTCAGGTCGAAGGGGCACCGCCGCCCCGAGCCGTCGGTCTGCAGGAGCTGGCCGGTCAGGATCGGCAGCTGGTTTCCCTGCCCGAGGAAAAACGTCGATGTCCTTGGAGCGGGGGATGGAACTGGGTCCTGGAGATCACCGATGAATAGAAGTTCCGTTCGCGAGCTCATGGTCCCCACTTGCGGCGGAGGTACTGGTTGATCCGCGCATCCTGCACGGTCGATGGGATGGCCGTGACCAGCAGCATCTCTGCCAGGTCGAGCCTCGCGTACATGGTCGGCGTAACGCCGTCCTCGATCTTCGCCCCGAGCGCCGTCAGGCACGTCGCCGCCTGCGCGAGGAACCCGCTGCTACTCGTGAGCGGCGTGATGTTGTAGCCGCTGCTCAGGTATCTGTACTGCGTGATGTCGGTCGGCCCTGTCCCGCCGGCCGCCCACTGCGCGCTGAACTCGATCGGATATCCGATGTTCCCGTTCGTCGAGTCCGCGATCCCGTTCGTGTTGACGATTTTGAATCCATCACTGCCGTTGGCGTGCTGGTCGAACATCGCCATGACCGGTCCCCAGCTCGAATTGGCGTAGGGCGCGAACTCGCTGTTGGTGCTACCGGCCCCCTTGACGGTGAGGAGCGAGTACCAGGTTCCGAACGTCGCGGGCCCGGTCGTGACCTTGTAGACGACGTACAGCGTCTTGGGTCCTGCTGGGAGCGTGAGGCTCGCCGTCATGACGTCGGATGTGCCGTTGAACCTGACGCAGTTGCCGCCGTTGAACCAGCAGTTGGGCACGCATGTCGGGCTCGTCGCCCCCGGGAACGTCGCGAAGGTGGCAACGACACCGCCGGCAGGTGTCCGTCCGATGCTGGAGATCGGACCGGGCGAGCACTGGGCCGCGTCGATCCAGAGCGCGATCTGCGACCCCACGTCAGCGTCCGGCGCGTAGCTCGGCGTCGCGTAGGCGTCCGGAGAGAACAGCTTGTTCGTCCAGATCAGGTTGTTGACGATGATCTGACCGAGGTACGGGCGCCCGCGCCAGTTGGGGTGGGTACCCTCGAGGGATAGGACGCCGAACGGTTGTTGCGTCGGATTGAGGATCTGCTCCTCCGCCAGCCAGGTCGAGTTGGCGTCGATGATCTGCGCGCCATAGGTCACGCAGGCGTCCTTGATGCCGTTCACGATGTCCGCGATCGTGAACGGCGGTGTCGATGTCGCCGGCGGGCTCCACTCCTCGCCACCGCTGATGAGCGGCAGGCTCCAGGCGATCGGCTTCGTCGGGTCGGCAGCTCGGATCGTCGACAGCATCACGCCGGCCACGCTGGCGATATAAGCCCTGGTCGGGTTCGGGGCCGGTGGATGGATCGGGTTGAAGATGTCGTTGATCCCCAGCTCGATGATGTAGACGTCCGGATGGTCGGCGATGGCTCCCGACAGCTGCCCGTTCGTCGTCGCGCCCTCGATCGTTATGCCGGCGACCCCGTGGGTGTTGAAGGTCGGCGCGCGGTCGCCGTAGACCATCGCCGCATAGTTGTAAATCCCCTGCTGGAACGCCCCCATCTGCCCGACGCTGATCGAGTCGCCGATGAAGTCGACGACGAACGGCGACGGCCGCATGACGACTAGGTTCTGGGCGTTGGTGACATAGGCGGCGGACGGCAGCGCCCCGAAGGCGCGCAGCGCCAGGAACAAAAGCAGCGCAGCCGCGCCACCCCGCCTCAGCAGACGCGACAGGAGGCGCATATTAGTTAGGCGTGGTCACGAACCACATCTCGGCGACGTTGACCT